ATTGAATACATTGAGTTACACCAACATCCAATAGCCATCCTCATTACGGGAACAGACGCATATAGCACCTCTAATTCCTGTGTACCAAGACAAATAGAATCAATAATTGTTTCTTTAAGATTTTCCATAGATGAAGGTATCAAAAAGTATTTAAACAATGTATTATCATACTGATACATCCCCATTACGGTTAAAAACGATTTCACTACTATCACCTTCTTTCTCTTTATATCTCCAATCCACGCTAACATTAACGCCAAACATTTTTTTAACTTTTTCACACGATTTTTTCCAAGAATCTAACCACATTTCCATACGTGTTTTGCTTTCTTCTCTTGTGCTTGTTGCTTCTTCTGACACCAGTCTTTCTTTTTTATCACTTCTTGTGTTCGGTATTCCAATTTCATTACAGAACAACTCTTCCCATCTTCTCAAGCAGTCCATTAAATTAGGCATTATAAAATTCTGTGATAAATTCTGCGTAAAAGTCGACCACGGCTCAACATCACTCTCGCCTTGCGCTCTTCTTAACTTTTCATCATAGAATACCCCAATATCTCCCCCCATTATTTTATCGAGTAACTTTTTCAAGCTTTCTGCCCCGGCTTTATTCTTAGCACTGAACACATATGCTAGTTTACTGTTCATTCCATTCATGGCGCAAGCTTCTGCGGTAATAGCCATTTGGTCTGCGTAGTACGATACTAAGTCCATGATACCGCCGTAATCGGGGGTCATTTTAAACAACACACATTGTTTATCAATAGTTAATTCTTTTAGCCCACTTAACAATGGATTGCTTATCACCACTTTAAGCGGACGGTAAAACACATTGAACCCCTGTAAAGTACAAGCCTGTGGAATTACTCCGAACTTGTCAGTATTAATGATAGCTACAGTCCCCCAACAATACAGGGAATATAAAAAGTAGTCCTTATCCCAGTTTTCGGGCATTTCCCATTTCATTACTGATATAGCCTTTTGCAGCAAATATCTTTGAAAGTACTTTTGCAAAAATGTATTCTTGCAATGAACTGTGTTGGGATTTTCCTGTACAGTGCACGTATTTATATAATCATACATATAAGGCGCATTCATTTAACATCACTCCTTTACTTTAAAGTATTAATAAAATCATACCATTTTCTAGCCATTTCCTGTCTTTCCGTATGAATAGTAGCAGGACGCTCATAACAGTACTGGAATACCATGCACAAGTATTCAGGACTTTCTGTAGATTTCGCCCAATCCCCCCATTTCATTTTGTATGCAGACGGGACGGTATTAAATCCCTCATACCACTGTTTTTCAATTCCTCTGTGAGCTGTACCGTTGTACTCTTGAAACTCTGCATATAATGCACTTAACTGTTTCGACCCATCATACCAGTCTGAATGACTGCCATATAATACGTCTAACACTTTTGCCAAATCTGAGAATGGCGTCCACTGCACTAATCCCCATCCGTCATTTTCTGAACCAGTTTCTTCGCAACCCGGGTTGAATGTACTTTCCTGTTGCATATTTCCGCAAAGCCCTGCAACAGCTTCTTTCGTCCATCCTTGCGCTTTAAAGTAGCTCCATATGATAGATACATTATTTTTCTGTTCATCTTCTGTAAGATAGCTGCTAGCACCAGTTCCTACTTTTGTAACCCAGTCACCAGATGGAGTATATGGAAATCTATACGCATACTGATAAGAGGAATTAGAGAATTCATAGGTATTGATAGACACTTGTTCGTCCAAGGGGTATCTATCTGTGTGTGCTCCCATGGTATGTTTATCATCATATGCCATTTCTGTATGGTGACGGGTACTAGAATTTACCACTACAATATCTCCTTTTTGTAACTGGAAAGAACTGTCGATTTTTATTTCCGTGAAACCAAGCTTTTTCAAAATTCCGCCCATTGTATAAGTAGTAAAAGGCCAAGCATTTTTATCTAGTTCAAAGCCGCCGTACAATAAAGCATACCAGATAAATGATGAGCAGTCATAGCAGGTTATGCCATTTACAGTTTGTTCATTTCGGTAAATCTGAGAGTATCCCACATTAGGTTTGTTACAAGTGTCAACAGCCCATTGCCACGCTTGCAGCATCAAACCGCCAATACCCTCATTTCCACCCCACCACGGATAAGACCCTGAACCTTTTAACACCCAATAACCTATAAAAAGATTTTGATTAAAAGATGGGAAACTACGCATAATAGAAACCCCCCTCTAAATATGACTTTATCGAATCCAATTCATTTTTTGTTGCACCAGAAATTAAAACAGAACCATTTTCGGCAATATAGTAGCCAACACCTAAAGCTTTACAAGTTCCATTTTTACAATATGGCCTGCCATTATCAGAATTGTCCTCATCTACGATTTCATAACATACAGTAACACAAGTGGGATAGTAAGAAACTCCAACAACGCTGCCATTAACACCTTTAGAAGCGTCAATATTTGGAATGTTGTTTGTAAGAGCGTTTCCAATTCCCGAAGCTAAACCAAGAAAATCACCAGATATTGCCCCCGAAACCATCTGAACAACCCCACTAGCAACTCCACCAACATTTCTGTTTAAATCAGAAATCTGCACAGGAACTCCAAACTGGCTTGAAACTTGAGTAACAACCTGTGGTTTGCTTATATCTGGGCTTTTTCCAACTACACGGCATATTCCAGTGCCCGAAATTAAATCAATCCTCATTACTGCGTTAAATTCAGAATATGCTGATTTCATTAAATCCGTATCAACTTCGATAACTCCCCAAGGGTTAATGTAAAGATAACAATATCTATATGGCTTTTTGTTCAAATACTCTCCACGTTCTTTTGATTGCGGATGTTCTGGAAAACGTAGCTGAATTGTTCTTTCAATATAAGCACTGTCTGGTATTTCATAAGGTTCGAATACTCCTACTTCTGTATCGAAAGACCACCAGCCAAAATCAATAGAAGATGGAACAAACCAACCAGACTTGCTCCCAACATTAGGAAACCATATACAGGAAACAACATACTGGAATGGGTTAAACAACGCTTTTGTTAAACTATCTGATATCTCCTGTGTATTCAGATTAGCCCAATCAATTGTACCCAAAAGTTTATCACAGAACTTTCTGAATGTTGTATAGTCCATACAATAATATTCAGTAGTTCCTTTTTTCGATACAATACCAAGCACCCAATACCCTGTACGGTATGAAAAAGCCCCACTATACCACCACTGTTCTGTCTGCTCAATCTGTGTAATAACAGGGTCTTTTTTCGCTGGGTAAAGCATATCCTGTATATTGCCATCGCTGGCAGTAGAAGCCCTCAAAAAGTATAAGCTTGCACTAGCAATCTGAGTTCTGTAGCTTGCCAGAACATCACACTGCATATAAGCAGCCCATCTGCCCTCTTTCCACACCCAATTATTTATAAAATAATACCGTCCAAACTCTGCAATATAACAGTAATTTAGTGCGGTTGGTGTTCTATCTGTCCGAACAATAACAATTGGATTTACTATAGAACACTCTTCGGTCAGAACAATTGAGTATGAAAAAGAGGGTGTACCAGTAGGAATTGCTGTTGAATTCTCCTTTTTAGAGAACACATAAAAGTTAGCTGTGAATCCCATGTGATACACCCCCTATATTAATCAATTAAGAATACTACGGCATTCTCCGTCATGTCGTTGTAGTACCTGTCCGTAAAATGGTAGTATACGTTCCAGTAACCACCACCAGCATTCATGTTAGTTGGCATCGACCACTGATTAATAGTGGTAAGTCCGATTGCTTCTTCATCAAACAGAACGCCGAATACATCTTTTTCCACTGGTTTTGTAGATGATTTAGCAGCTCCCGTATTATCAATATAGTTAGGCTGTGCGTTAATACCGATGGGAGTTTCAATGGACTGCCAGAAGTTTACTTTCTCATACTGCATCATTTTCATGTATTTGTCGTTGAAAATGTCGCTCAAGACCTGTGTAGTGATATGATTCATGTCACTAGCATAAAGCATCAATCTCTGGTTTCTGTATGGGGTATGCCGTGAAACTTCTTTCCCCGTAATATTGATATGATATTTCTGGCTACGCTCTGTAAGCAGACTAGAGATTGTAGCAATCCGAGCATACGCCCACTTAGCAAAGTCTGGAAAATTCGCTGGCTGTTTAATCGTATCGGCTGTAAAAGTAGTACCTGAATAGTTATTGTATTCTGTAAGCAAATGAATTACATTCTTGCTATCACCATCAATCTTTCCTGCGATAAAGTTTACCAAGCATCCACGGCTCATGCTCTCATGTGCCTGTTCAATCATGTCCATTGTATTCTGAGTGTACATGGAAATGAACTGTCCTAACTCTTCTGGACTTCTAAACGCTACGTCAAGCTGGTCTTTAAAGTATGTTCTATGTCTCTGGAACATTGAACCTCCGTAAAAGTTTGTCTGCAAAACTTTTCCTTTTTTGATGTTCCACTGGTCAACGGATGTACCATCATCAAGCGGTAATCTCTGGTCATCTTCCCATTCATCATCTACCATTGTAAGCTTTCTCACATGGTTTCCGAACTGTTGATTATTTTTCCAAAGACTTCCAAATTTACGGTTATACGGGCGGGTGGAAAAAATAGTCTTATCCAGCACCTGTGAAATGCTCTTCATTACATTATCATATCCAGTTAAAAGAGCTGTGTTCGCCTGCGCCACAAAACTTGCGGTACCAGTGGCGGTAAGAGCTGTTTTTCCTGTAGCCTGGGACACAATCGAATTTAAAACTGTGGAAATCTGGTCAAAACTTAAAGTATTACTCATCTAATATCACTCCCCTCATTTAATCGTATTATCTGGAATATTAACAGGCGGATTAATAATGCTTGCAATCACATCATCCGCCGTAGCCGGAAGCGTTCTCGCGTTCGCCATCGTATTTACGTTACTAAGCTGTACCGCCTGGGTCAGTGCTTTTAACTGGGCTTCAATCCCATTATCAGCCTGTGTCTGTACCTGTGTCTGTGTAAGTGGCTGTGACTGGGGCTGTACCTGTGTCTGTGGATGTGCAAATAACTGCATCATCTGAGTTAAATAGTCAACTGGCTGTGGCTGTGGCTGTGGCTGTACCTGTACCTGTGGCTGTGGCTGTACCTGTGGCTGTGGCTGTACCTGTGGCTGTGGCTGTACCTGTGGCTGTACCTGTGGCTGTACCTGTGGCAGCATCTTTGCAACATCATCTTTTGTATACCCCATCTTACCAAGGGCAGCTAATAATTCAATCATATTCATGTTAAGCTCTCTCCTTTTCTTAAATATCCTGAGTGTGTAAACCCACTAACTAAAACATTGTCGGTTCTTAAATAATCCACCATTAGCCAGTCACCAGAGTAAACGCCATAGCACACTACTTTACTTCCTTTTGGCATCTCTGCTAGAACTGTGCTTTTGGTATCTGGCATTACTCTGAGCATCAGAGGTGAACTTTTTGTGTTTACAGTGTAGATTGCGGATTTTGCTCTGTCAAAATCAGTCAGCATTTTGGTCACCCCCAAGTCTGTCAATCAGTTTTGTGATTACGTTGGTGTTGTTGTTAATAGCATCCGTCATTTTTTCTTCGGCATCTCTGTGTCTCTGGTCGTCTTTGTCTAACTTCCAAAATAACGCAATCGCAACGCATATGGGAAACCCAACATTCTGAATGATAGTGATTACTGCGTTTACATCCATTTTTTCACCCCCTTGTATGGCTAATTATTTAATTGTTTCACGTGAAACATGTGTTTCACTAATAACACCTATAGGGTTGAATCTATAGGTGTTAGTTGAGAAAGATTAAACGTATTCTATCTTCGTGCACCAGACAAGTGCGTGTACACAGCTTCCGGCTGTCGTCTTTGTACTGTAGACGTTTGTCTTTCTGATACATACATTAACATATAATTGAATGTATGTCAATATTATATTCTGAATTCCCTAAAATAATACTCAAACATCGCTTTTATGGATATATTCTCGAATTCTACTAGCTTATCCAGATAGTACTCATATAGCCATATATAATTACGACGGAAAGCTTTTATATCTCTTGTGGTAACATCGTATTTTTCTGGACTACCCGAAGAGTGAGAAGTGATATAGTATAAGCATTTACTTTTGTGTTCATATATTGATATCTCCCCTACATCACATATTGGAATATACTCTTTCAGCTTACGTGATACAATTCCGGAGTAATCAGCATTGTAAAATTCATTCTTTAAGCTCATAGCGTAAAAGTCGCTATTTTCATCTTCGGATTGATACAGAACCGTATCTTTCTTTTCATCAGATATCGGACTGTCACACAGATTAAAAAGAGCAATATTTTTTTCACGCAGTATTGATATACTTTGTTTGTTTAGGCTCATTTCTGAAACTTTGTTCATCAGCTTTTTATACATAAACATATCGCATTCAAGGCGGTTACTATTTGTAAGTAAGAAGCATTGCACAGGTTTTTCACCCAGCAACTCACGGTTACGGTTTACAGTTTCGTAAAATTCATTAAAGGTAAACCCTGCTTGCGTTACATTTCGCTCTGTAGGCTTTGGGATAAATTCATCGTATATGATTACATCCACGTCCGAAAAATCAATTCCACGTACATTTGCGCAAGTGCTGAGAGATACACAGTAGCCGACTAATTCTATTAATGCGTTATCTTCATCCGCTTTATACATACCATATATATTATCAATCCCTAAAGAGCCTGGAATGATATTCCACCCCATGTCTTTGTTAATTCTCTTATATATCGTCATTTCTGGACGTTTACTCATTTTCATCTGCGATTCCAAAGAACGCATATATATGAATTTCAAATTATGTTCTATACATAGCTTTAAAAATCCATAGGTTTTTCCGGTTCCCCTACCGCCCCATATATAGTTAAAAGCTATACCATATTTTAAAAGAGCGCGGGCATTTAAAAACCCACGCTCATCGTAAAAGGACTTCATGTATTATTTATTGAAAGGAATTAATTCTTTCTCTGCAACTTTGGGGGAAACAAGAGCGCAGTTGATGAAAGAGCGTCCTGCTCTGGATTTTCCGTGAAGAACTCTAATGAAGAGAGGCTCTCCTTTCTGCACGAATTCAAGTGCTTTTTCAAAATTTTCACGGAAGGTCTGGGACTGGGAAGCATATACATCACCTGTCTTTGCATCCATGACAGCTAACAGAGTAATATCATTGCCGTTCCGGTCGGTATCCTCATATAATACATAGTCCTCTACTTTAATGATAAGTCTGTCCTCGCAATCTTTCATGGAACGGATTGCGTTAGACTGAGTAAGTTCGTACAGGTCATAGTTTGAAAGGTTCTCTCTGGACTGTTTTAAAATTTTCATAGTGTTATCTCCTTTTATTCATTTTCTTTTTTGGTTACTGGTGTAATGGTTGCGTATTTCACAAACTCGCTTAAAGGCATGGAAGCTGTCAGCTCTTCGGCATTCGTGCTGATTCTAGCTGAGATAAGCACACCGTGTTCTGAGTGGTCTGTACCGCTTCTTTTCATTCTCTTTGTAAGTTCTTCTTCTGTGATATCCTCAAAGATATCCGCTTTTGTGTCGGTAACTTCTCTGGTCTCTTCGTTAAACCATGTAAGATTTACCTCACGTTTAAATACTGTTCTTGTGATTTTTGCAATCATTTTTTCATCTCCTTTTTTCTGTTTATTATTTGCACAATATTTAGTAGTTCTTAGCTACAATGTTATATTACCATACACGGTCTATATTGTCAAGGTATTTTTTAAAATCTATCATATTATTTGAATCACTTAAAAGTTCCATGTAATCATAGTCTTTTTTGATTGTGTATTCACTATCTTTAATGACACTGTTTATTCCGATATAAAGAGAGTGGTTATCATCAACATTATATTCGCCGTATGCAATATCATTATATATGATTTCACTACCGCCAGACTTTTTAAAAGTAAATCCAAAATTAAATGCGTTAATTCCACCATGTTCGTTAAGCTCCTCTGCCGCAATAGAAAGCCCTGTGTCTGGATTTTTCTTTTTACTTACTCCCGATACGGTGAGAGATAATTTGCCGTTCTTGATGTAAGCGTAACGCTTTGCTCCCAGTGTAATAAATTTTTCATACACACCTTCATTCTCATAAACTCCCATATAATGAGTAATGCCATGTTTATCTGTGGCATAAGCATTGTTTTTCCTAGAAGATGTTTCACGTAAAACATTATACTTTTCAATAGCTTCTAGTATTTCCCTGTTATTCTCTTCTTTTTTGGATAATATAAACTTAACAGAATCAGTATCAGAATAAACAAACCTATCACCAACTATATTAATGCATTCTTTAAGTCGTAATCTAGCCCATGCGGTTACCCATACGCCCCACTGATACGGAAGAAATGCTTTACTTTGATAGCTGTTTAACAGCTCTTCTTCTTCATTTTCCTGTGCTTTAAAAAGGTTCTCGATATCTCCCTCATTAAAGCCGATACTCTGTTTAACAGGAGATTGTACCATCATGCCGTAAACTGCATTTAATAAGGCTTTAGCTAGTGCATACATTTGTTCTTTTCCATCTATTCCTTTAAGTTCGGTCTTATCTCTATAGTACTTATTAACAATCTCTTTTAATTCCTTTGGCAGTTCTCCATATCTGCTCACGTAGCAATCTAGTATCGTGATACTATCCCACTCGTATTCATCGTTTATAATTCCGTAATCAATATCGGTTAATGTAGCTGCTAAAAAATCTGCGCTTAATATTCTGCCATTGTCTTTAACAGGGTTTTCAACGCCACGACACTTTGAAAAAGAGATATAGGGTGCTCCGTAATAGATATCTTTTTGGCGTAGTCCTGTTATCTGTGCTCTGAATAAACAAGCATAGCCCTTGTTCATTTTTCGCACCAGTTCTTCTTCTGTGATATCACCGATGAATTGAAACCTTTTCATAGGAAAGAAACAATTCTCTATTACATCTGGATATGAAGAGGAACGATCACAACTTCCAACATTTTCTAATATCTTACCGGAATAATAACGATTAGCGTGAGTGTCCCCGCCTCGAAAAGCTTCTCGTAATAAGCAAAAGCAGTCATAATCTGGAAACAAGTCCTTTAGATATTTACGGGCGTATTTAAGCATTACTTTTTTCGTATCACGTCGTACATATCCTGTCGATGTTAATGGAAATGTATAAATATTGTCGTTAAACATTTCCATTCTTTTTCGGATTGCTTCGAGTAGTCCTATTACATCATTACATGAATAGTCTAATTCGTATTGAGACAATTCTGTCCACGGATATCTAATCTTTGAGTAATCGAATTTATTACCAGAAAGCTTCTGATGTTCTACATTCATTTGTTTAGTGAATGTATCAAGGGACATATTCGTTTGTAAATAACTACAGCGGAACTCGAATTTATCATACATATCACATTTCAAGATACGTCTGTTTTTAACACAGAATACCTCGTCTGGTGAAAAATGATAAATTGAACGCAAAAATTGGAACTCATAGCTTAAGTTATGTACGAAAATGGGGACTATTCCTAGATTATACTCTCCTTTTATTATGGATAGTAATTCTTCGAACTCTTCCCATTCTCTACCTATTATTGTATCAATGTCCCCATTTTCATACATGATAGCAAATTGCCATATATACATAATGGATTGTTCTATTTTTTGTAACCGTGTTGTTTCAATGTCAAAAGCACAAATTAGGTTTTTGTATATTTTTCCTTTTTTCTTTCCTGTTTTATTGCCTTTTGAACTCCTTATTACAGGGGTATCAAAAAAGCGTTGAAAATTGTAGCTTTTGACTGTGTAATACATATTCTACTCCCTTGCGCCACGAGGTCTTGTTCTTCTATTTTTAGCAAACTCTTTATACATATCTAACAATTCTTTATTATTAGATGTTTCTTTATACTCTGAAAATATTGTACTAGCCCTTTCAGAATCATA